CAATCTGTGCACATGGGTCGGCGCGTCGTGGGTTAGTGCTCACTTCGCATGTGAGCGCCCACTGACCAAGGTACCGGGGTACCGGGGGGGGGGTGGGTCGCGGCAGGTGGGGGCCGGCTCAAGGGAACCCAGCGTGTAGCCTCCCACATGGTTTCCACCTAGCCTTCCCCTTGTCTTTTGTCACAGACGTGGTTTCCGTCGAAATAGCGTCTGTCATGCAATTGAGCAGTGAGCACTTGCTAACCTTGCCCTGGTCGGCTACCCTTTGCGCGGGAGGTATTGGCGATGACGGTTCGCGTGGTGGTTCTACCTGATCGGGTGATGTGCGGGGATTGTGGGCGAGCGATGCACTCGACGGGGTCGTGGGAATGAAGATACGACTGCCGAACGGTTGGACGCCACGGGGGTATCAGGAAGCGCCCTGGGATTATTTGGTCCGTGGGGGTAAGCGGGCGGTGCTGAAGTGGCACCGTCGGAGCGGGAAAGACGATCTGGGGCTGCACTGGACGGCGTTTGCTGCGCACCAGCGGGTGGGGAATTACTGGTACATGTTGCCGGAGTACTCGCAGGCTAGGAAATCGATGTGGGACGCGGTGAATCCGAACACGGGTCGTCGGCGGATTGACGATGCGTTCCCGATGGAGTTGAGGAAGACGACGCGGGATCAGGAGATGATGATTCCGTTCAAGAACGGGTCTTCGTTTCAGTTAGTGGGGTCGGACAATTTCAATTCGCTGGTGGGGTCGCCGCCGGTGGGGCTGGTGTTTTCGGAATATGCGTTGTCGCAGCCGTCGGCCTGGGGGTATCTGATGCCGATTGTTGAGGAAAACGGTGGCTGGGCGATGTTCAACTCGACGCCCCGGGGGAAGAACCACTTCAAAAATCTGTGCGAATTTGCGGCGAAAGAGCCAGGCTGGTTCTATTCGCAACTGACGGCCGATCAGTCGGGGGTCTTCACGAACGAGCAACTGGTATCGATCCTGCGGCAGTTGCAGGCCGAGCACGGCGACGAGTACGGTATGGCGCTGTGGATGCAGGAATACCACGTGTCGTTCGAGGCGGCGATGCCGGGGGCGATCTGGGGGGATTGCCTGTCGAAGGCGCAGGAACAGGGGCGGATCGGTACGGACGAAAGCCCGGTGTCGGTGCCGCACACGCCTGGGATTCCGGTCTTTACCGGCTGGGATCTGGGCTACGACGACGATACGGTGTGCTGGTACTACCAGCTTGTGGATGGCGACATTCATGTCATCAATTACCACGACAGCCGTTTCAAGGACATTGAATTCGAGTGCCTGACACTGCTGAACAAGAGCACTGAATTGGGCTACGAGTACGGCACGCACTGGCTACCGCATGATGCGCGGCCTCGGACGAAGGCGGCCGGCGGGAAGTCGATGTTACAGCAGGCCATCGAGTTCAACGGCGACCACGAAGGCAAGCTCGGGCGTTTCGCCATTGCGCCTTCGTTGGACGTTCAGGAGGGAATCCAGGCGGCCCGGGCGACGTTCCCGCGCTGCCGCTTCGATACCGAGCGAACGGAGGTCGGCGTCGACCACTTGAAGGGCTATCGACGCGAGTACGACGAGGAGAAGCAGACATTTTCCTCCAGACCGGAGCATGACAAGCATTCCCATGCGGCAGATGCGTGGCGCACGGTTGCGGTTACCTGGAAACAGAGCAAGCGCGCGGCCGAAGAACGGCCCTTGGGAGAGAGATTGCTGCGCGGCAACGTCGTCGGCATGACCTTCGGCACCATGAAGAACGACCATTTGCGCAAAATGCGCGCTTTGCGGCAATCGTAAGTAAGCACTTGCTAACTTGACGTAACCGGGGTATCGTCGCGGGGAAATTGACATGGGAGTAGGGCGATGACGTGGCAAACGGACACCGGAAACGAGAATTTCATCGCAGATCAGGGGAAATTGGCCGGGCCGTTGAGCCGGATCATGGATTCCCGCTCCGTCGAGACTGCCGCGGCCGTCATGGTCAATGGGACGACGATATTCACGATTGCCGGTGGCCCGATACAGATCGAAGAATTGCTGTCGGTCTGCATTACGGCTGACGACACGACGGCCTCCACGCTGCAATGGCAGTCGGCGCCGACGGATGGTTCGGCCAAGACGATCAGCGGTGCATCGGCCTCGCTGGCCTCTGCGGCAGCCGGCGCCACGGTTCGCCTGAATCCGACCGCACTGACGACGGCCCCGGATCTTGTCACGGCGGCCAACGGGGGGGCACAACTCGGCGCCGCCGTCGCCAATCGCCTCATTGTCACCGCCGGCACGCTGAAAACCGTTATCGGCGTCGGCTCGACAACCGGGACGTGGCGGCATTACCTGCGCTACACGCCCCTTGGCCCCAACGTAACCGTCGTCTGATGCCAGCCGAACGCCTCCCCGGAGAGCCCGCCGCCGAGGTCAAGCACTGGCTGGCCGAGATTTCCGCCGCCAAGAAGCGCGAAAAGGACTTCCGCAAGGACGGCCGCGAGATCATCGAAATTTATTCCGGCTGCGAAGCCGAGAAAACGCCGTTCAACATCCTCTATTCGAATACCGAGACGCTGCTGCCGGCGCTGTTCTCGCAGACGCCGCGCCCGGTCGTGCAACGGAGATTCAAGGACGAAGACCCGCTCGGCAAGGCCGCCTCGTTGGCCGCCCAGCGCATGCTGGAGTACCTTTGCGATACCAACGTCGAGGGCTACGAGACCTTCGATGCCGCCATGGAAGCGGCCACGCTCGACGGCCTGCTGCCTGGCCGGGGGGTGACGGGCGTTAAGTACGATGCCGAGACTTCGGAGACCGCCGTCGAGTGGGAACAGGTCTGCGTCGACTCGCGCAAGTGGGATTGCGTCTATTTCGGCTTCGCGCGCAAGTGGAGCAAGGTACCCTGGATCGCCTACGAGGAGTATGTAGACCAGGACGAGGCGAAGCGGCTCTTCGGCGACGCCATTGCCGCGAAGATGAAATTCGAGGACGAGGAACAGGCCGAAGAGGACGACGAAGGCGACGGCAAGAACAAGTCGGACGACGGCGACGAGGATAGCGATCGCAAGGTGGCGCTGGTCTATCAGATTTGGGACCGCGCCGGCGGAAAGCGCGTGCGCTACATCAGCCCCGGCTATCCAGACGGCTACCTGAAGGACGACGCCGACCCCTACGGCATTACCGGGTTTTTCAACTGCCCGCGCCCGCTGCAATTCCTGGCGAAGTCGAACGACCTGATGCCGACGGCGCTGTATGCGCTGTACAAGAACCAGGCCGAGGAACTGAACAACATCACGCGGCGCATTAAGTCGCTGGTGGCGGCGATCAAGGTTCGGGGGGCGTATGACGGCTCGCTCGGCGACCAGATCGGCAAGATTCTGGAGGCCGAAGACCTGACCATTCAGCCGACCGACGACGGCGCCATGATCGGTCAGGCCGGCGGGCTGGATCGCCTGATCTGGCTATGGCCTATCGACAAGCTGGTGGCCGTGCTCATGCAGATGGTCCAGCAGCGCGAGGCCGTCAAGCACGTCATCTACGAAATTACCGGCGTGTCGGACATCGTGCGCGGCCAGTCGGCCGCCTCCGAGACGCTGGGCGCGCAGAAGATCAAGGAAGCCTGGGGCACAATGCGCCTCAAGCGCTTGCAGAAGGCGACGCAGCGCTACGCCCGCGACACCTTGCGAATCATGCTCGAAGTGGCCACACAGAAACTGTCGGCGGCCACTTGGGCGAAGGCCACGGGCCTGCCGTTCGCTACGACCGAGCAGAAGGCACAAGCACAGGCATTGATGCAAGCCGCCCAAATGTCTGGCCAACAACCCGATCCAAAGGCGATGCAGATCATGCAGGCCCCTGCGTGGGACGACGTCTTGAAATTGCTGCGCAACGACATGCAGCGCGCCTACCGCATCGACATCGAGACGAATTCGACGATCGACGTGGAAGCCACCGAGGACCAGAAGAACATCAGCGAGGTCATGCAGGCCATCGCGCAGTTCCTGCACGGCATCGGCCCGCTGGTCGAGAGCGGCACCATGCCGTTCGGCGCCGCGCAGGCGATGCTGTTGACGATCGTTCGCCGCTTCCGCTTCGGCACCGAGGTCGAGGACGAAATCAAGGCCATGCAGGCACCGAAGCCGAAGGACGACGGCGGCGCGGCAGCGGCCCAGGCCGATCTTCAGATGAAGCAGATGGAAATGCAGCAGAAGCAGCAGGAAGGCGCGCTGAAGGCGCAAGTCGATCAAGCCGCTGCCGCCGCCGAGATGCAGCGCTTGCAACTGGAACAGGAAATGGCCCGCGAAGAACACGCCATGAAGATGGCCGAACTGCGCGCCAAGGCGCAACTGAACGAACTCGTGACCGCCAGCAAATTGAAGGTCGCCGCCGCCACTGCCGCGCAGAAGGAACGCGCCGCCGAGAAGCAACCGGAGGGGGCCGACTGATGCCCATTTATACCTTCGCCTGCGAATCCGGGCATGCCTTCGACCGCTATCTGAAGCTAGCAGAGTACGACGTGCCACAGACTTGCGAGTGCGGCAAGGCAGCGCAACGCCGCATCTGCCCGACCATGATCGCCGTCGACATCCCGGCCTACCAGTCGCCCATAGACGGCCGCTGGATCAACAGCCGCGCGCAGCGCCAAGAGGACTTGAAACGCAACGGCTGCGTCGAGTACGAACCGAGCATGAAAGAGCATGCCGCCGTCGCCCGGGCGCGCGAGGACGCCGCGCTGGACGCGAAAGTGGACGATACCGTCGAGGCCGCGATTCACGCCATGCCGGCCCGCAAGCGCGAACAGTTGATCGCCGAAATCGATAGCGGCGTCGACGTTGAATACACCCGAGTTTAGGAGCCCATGCCATGACCATTCCAGCCGTTGCCGACATCCAAGCCCAGATGGATTCCGCCAGTACCACGAACGTCGCCAACATCCAGCGCAAGGCGGCCGTCAGCGCCAGCGTCGACGAATTCTACGTCGTTGGCGTCACGGCTCCCTACGCCGGGAAAGCCGGATGGATTCGTACCACCAGCAGCGACAGCGCGGCCACGCAAGCCGCCGCCATCCTGCTTGCCCTGAAAACCCTTTGAGGACCGCCCCATGTCGATGACCCTGCGCCGCCTGTTTGCTCGCCTCCAAGCTCCCGAAGGTGATGAGGGGGCATCGCTCGGCGGTGGGGGCGATCCCGGCACCGGTGGCGGGGAACCATCCTTTGACATGGTCGGCGCCGTCGATTCAATCTCGGCCGACTTGTTCGGGGGCGACGATGCGCCACCGGACGAAGGCCCCCTCGCTGGCGACAGCGACCCCGGGCCGGCCGGGGCCAAGGCCGCCGACGACCCTGCCGGCACAACGAAACCGGAAGATGCAGACGCCCCGACCGTGCGCGCCGCCCCGCAGTCGTGGAAGAAGGAGATGCACGAGAAGTTCGCCACGCTGCCGGCCGACGTCCAAGAGTACATCGAGCAGCGCGAAGGCCAGATGCGCGACGGCCTGGAGAAGGATCGCGGCGACGCCAACCTGGGGCGCACCATGCGCGACATCATGACGCCCTACCGGCCGATGCTTCAGGCCCAGGGCGTCGACGAGCCGCGCGCCGTGCAGTTCCTGCTGAACGCCCACTACAAGCTGTCGAATGGGGATGCCGCAGCCAAAGCCGCCTATTTCGGCACGCTGGCGCAGCAGTACGGCGTCGACCTCTCGACCGTACAGCCGGACGGCCAACAGCAAGTCGACCCCGCCATCAAGGCGCTGCAAGACGAATTGAACGGCGTCAAGGCCCACCTGACCGCCGGCCAGCAGGCCGCGTTCAACGAGGCCAAGACCCGAGTTTCGCGCGATGTCGAAGCCTTCGCCGCCGACGCATCGCACACCTATTTCGACGAGGTATCCAACGAGATTATCGCGTTCCTCCACCAGGGGCTCGATCTCAAGGACGCCTACGATCGGGCCGTTTGGGCCAATCCTGTCACCCGTGCCAAGGAGACCGCTCGGCTTCAAGAAGAAGCCGCTCAGGCCGCCCGCACGAAGGCAGAACAGGAGGTCTCGGCGGCCAAGGCAGCAAGCAGCAACACCGTCAGGAATCGTGACACCCGGAGGACTCCCACAGAGCCGAAAGGATCGATGAAAGACATGGAAGGATCGTTGCGCGAAACACTGCGCGAGATCAAAGCACGCACCCATTGACTTCATAGGAGCCCATCATGGCCAGCCCGAACAGCACCTTCACGGAATTGGTGTCGACCACCTTCCGCAAGCACCGCAAGGAAATCAAGGACAACGTTTCGAACCGAAACGCCCTGTTGCGCCGCATCTACAAGCGCGGCAACTACCGCAAGGAAGACGGCGGCCTCACCATTGCCTGTCCGCTCGACTACACGACCAACAGCACCTACCAGCGCTACAGCGACTGGGACTTACTCAACATCGCGCAGTCCGACGTCATCAGCGCGGCCGAGTACCAGTGGCGCCAGATCGCCATCAACGTCGTTGCCTCCGGCCGCGATCTGCGCATCAACTCCGGCGACTCGCGCATCGTCAATCTGGCCAAGTCGCGCATCAAGAACGCGCTGCGCACATTCAACAACAACTTCTCGTCCGACCTGTACTCGAACGGCACGGCCAGCAACCAGATCAACGGTCTGCAAGCGCTGGTGTCAGACGACGGCACAGGCACGGTTGGCGGCATCGTTTCCGGCACCTACACGTTCTGGAAGAACCAGATTTTCGACTGCTCGGCCAACAGCGTTACCGCCTCGGCCAGCACCATCGAAAATTCCATGATGCTGCCGCTGTGGCTGAATCTCGACCGTGGCAGCGACGACCGACCCGACCTGATCGTCATGGACAATACCTACTACCAGTATTTTGAGGCTAGCCAGGTGTCGCTCAAGCGTTACATGGATTCGCAGAAGGCCGATGCGGGCATCGTCTCGCTGAAGTACAAGACGGCCGATGTTGAGTTCGACGGTAACAGCGGCATTCCGTCGAGCCATGCCTATTTCCTGAACACGAACTATCTGGAGTTGGTCGTGCATCAGGACGCGGACCTCGAAATCATGGACGAGATGCGCCCGATCAACCAGGACGGCTCGGTGATTCCGATCCTCTGGATGGGCAACCTCACGCTGTCCAACCGCCACCAGCAGGGCGTCATCGTCGCGTAAGCGGCGACCACCCAGACAAGGAGAATCATCATGACGTATGCAGTCCATAGCATCGCTGGTGCGCAGCCCATCGCCAACAACAGCACCACTCAGACCCATGCCCTGGGAACGATCGTCCGCGCCACTGACCCAACCTATGGCGAGGGCGAGTTCATCTATCTGCTCGGCGTCGCGTCGACAGAAGTTGGTTCGTTGGTGAAGTACAACGCCACGACCTACCAGACCGCTCTGGTCACCGCCACCACGGTGCAAGCCTGCCCGGTGGCGGTATCAATGGCGGCCACGGTCGCGTCGGAATATGGCTGGTATCAGATCAGCGGTAACGCCGTGCTGAAAAAGACCACGGTAGCGGTCAGCCCGCAGGTGACGCTATTCATTTCGGCGACGGCGGGCCGGGTCAAGGTCATCGCATCCGCCGGTTTGCAGGTTGTCGGCGCACGATCAGCCAACCTGACGACCGTGGTGACAACGACTTCGACAGTCGTGGTGACAATCAACCGTCCCCACCTTCAGAGCCAGATTACCTAACCGTGATCGCCCGCCTCCTCCCTTGGTTGTGGTGGAGGCGGGCACTACCCATGATCCAGAATCTCAAAACCCTGACCGACCATCGTGGCAGTTTGACCGTGATCGAGCGGCTCCCGTTCGACATCAAGCGCGTCTATTTTCTGCATCACATCAATCCTGATGAAACACGCGGTGGACATGCCCACAAGGAACTTCGCCGAATCATGGTCGCGGCACATGGCTCGTTCAAGGTCACCATGCGTTCGATGAGCGGTTATCACGAATTCAATCTTTCCGATCCAACCGTCGGCCTGCTGATTGAGCCGTACCAGTGGCTGGAACTGTCGACATTCACGCCGGACGCCGTTTGCCTGGTGCTGGCCTCGCTGGAACACGACGAGAGCGACTGTATCCGCGACTTCATCGAATTCAAAAGGGCGCTATGAAACTGAGCCTTATCCTGCCGTATTGGGACCGCCAGGAAGCCACCGACCGCGCGCTGTCGCTGTTGGCCACGCAATACCAGGGGATGAACCTGGAAGTGGTTGTGGTGGATGATGGAAACCCGGTGCCCTTCCACGTTCCGGATGTTGGCCTCACCATCAAGGTCGTGCGCTTGCCAACCAAGAACAAGCCCATGTGCCCCACGGCCGCATGGAATGCCGGCGTGGCGGCGGCCACCGGTGACATCCTGGTTCTGAGTTGCGCCGAGATATTGCATGTCGAGCCCGTGCTGCAGCAGATGGCGATACAACTCGAGGTGCTAGGCCCGGGCGGCTATGTCCTTGCCTCGGCGTGGTGCCCAGAGGAAGGCAAGTGGCATTGCCACAGCACGGTCAGCGTCCCGACTTGCCCGCGTGGCACCGGTATCGCCTTCTGCGCGGCGCTGCACCGGGAACTCTGGGACAAGGCCGGCGGCTTCGACGATGCCTACCGATCTGGCGCGGGCTACGAAGATCGAGATTTCATCTGGCGACTGCACCGGGCCGGCGCTGTTTTCGTGCATCGGGACGACCTGAAGGTCATCCACCCGAAAAGCGGCGCGACGATTGCCTGGGGCGACGATGCCTTCCGGAGAAATATGGGCCTGTATTTCTCGAAATGGGAAGGCGCGGAAGCCATGGTGGATCAGCCCGTCACTTTCGTCTGCCTCAAAGCGGGTACGGCCTATGGTGCCGAATACGTTAACGTGCTGCGAGACATGATCGCCCGCAATCTATCCGACGGCTACCCGGGCCGATTCGTTTGCCTGACCGACGATGCGATGGGCCTCGATCCTGAGATCGAAGTGCTGCCCTTGCCGGCCGATCTGGAAACGTGGTGGGGCAAGCTCTACCTGTTCAAGCGGGGCCTGTTCCGGGACGGTGAGCGGGTCATCTTCATGGACCTGGACACGCTAGTGCTCGGCCCGTTGGATGATCTGGTGCGCTACCGTGGGCAGTTCGCCACGCTTCGAGATTTCTACCATCCGCAGCAGATTGGACCGGCGGTCATCACCTGGCAGGCCGGCGCGTTTGCCAGTTCGATCTGGGAAGAATGGGTTGCCGAGGGCAAGCCGCGCCATCCGATGGGCGATCTGTGGTGGCTCAACAGACTGGACCAGGGCCGCTTCGCCAAGGAGGTCGGCATTCTGCAAGACCTGTTGCCGGGACAGTTCGCCTCGTTCAAGGCTGACTGCCATCCTTACCCGCCCGCCGGGGCTCGCGTCGTCTGTTTCCATGGCCAGCCGAAGCCTGACAATTGCCCCGTGTCCTGGGTGGCGGATGTGTGGCGTGTCGGGGGCAGCGGCAACGCGGAACTGGAAGCGATCGCCAACACGACAAGCGAGGTCATTGCCGACAACATCCGCGCGGCCATTGCTCGAGATTACCCATGGATAGAGCCACTGCCGGCGCACGATGGGCAAGCCGTCATCGTCGGCGGCGGCCCGTCGCTGCTCCGCACCTTGCCAGAGATCAAGCGACGGGCCGCCGAGGGTCAGACCGTATTCGCCCTCAACGGGGCCGCGCGATTCCTCAACGAAGAGGGCATCATTCCGCAGATTCAGGTCATCATCGACGCTCGACCGGAGAATGCCGAATTCGTCCGTAATGCTCTGGCGTATGAATACCTGTTGGCATCGCAATGCGCGCCGGAGGTGTTTGATGCCGCCAGCAAATTTCTGGTTGGCGTTTTTCACATGAACACGCCGGGTATCGGCGAGATATTGCCGTCCGACCGGCAGGCTACGCTCATCAGTTCTGGTACGACGGTCGGGCTGGCCGCGATGGCGCTGGCCTACGTGCTGGGATTCAGGGCAATCCACCTGCACGGCTTCGATTCCAGCTACGACGAGGCGCACCACGCCTACGCACAGCCTGGCAACGATGCCGATACCGTGATGGATGTCTCTGTCAACGGACGATCCTTCAAGGCGGCACCCTGGATGGTGATGCAGGCGCAGCAATTCCAGACGCTGGCGCAGCAACTCGTCCAAGCGGACGTGGTGATTACCGTGGCCGGCGACGGCCTCTTGCCGCACATTGCCCACTGCATGAATCAACCTCAAGGAGAATCGAATGTCTGCTGCTGAACTTGCCTCGTCGCGCGAAGAGCGCCCTGCCCATGTCTTCTTCGAACGCATCGCTGTCGAGGACAAGGCCGCCAGCCTGCGCGAGGGTCGCTATGTCGCCCGCGATATCGACTATGTCAATGTCACGCCGGCCTACAGCAAGGACTGCTACCGTGCCAAGGCGGAAAGCTGGTTCACCCAGGTTGAAAGCGATGTCGGCGCCGGCCGCACTCCGGAACGCTGGCTGGAGCAGTGGCGCGAAGCCTATCGCCGCTGGCAGAATGGCCAGGAAATGCCGCTCAACGGCACGCCAATCAAGGGATGGGGGGTTATCTCGCCGGCGCAGCAGGAAATGCTCATCCGCATGAACTGCCTGACCGTTGAAGACCTGGCCGGCACCAACGACGAAGGACTGCGCCGCATCGGCATGGGCGGGATCGATCTGCGCAGCAAGGCGCAGGCATGGCTGCAATCGGTCAAGGATCACGGCCCGCTGACGCTGGAGGTCACCGAACTTCGCAAGGCTAATGTCAATCTGGAAATGCAGGTGGCGACGCTGACGGATCAGGTCGCCAAGCTCGGTGCCCAGGTCGGTGCGCAGGGGCCGGCGCTAGCGCTGGTTGAGCCCGATAGCCTGAGCGCGGCCGACATCCTCCCCGACCCGGAGCCTGCCGCCGGCAAGCGCGTGCGCCACCGCGCAGCGGACCCGGAGTAAGTCGCCATGACAATGCTCTCTGTCGTGCAACTGTTCTGCCGGCGCACGAACCTGGACGTCCCGGCCACGGCCTACGGCTCGACAGACGATCAGGTGCGCCAGATTGTCGGCTTACTCGAAGAAGAGGGCATCGATCTTGCCTCTCGCGGCGATTGGCAGGAACTGACCTACGAGGCCACGCATACGAGCTTGGCGACGGAGGACCAGGGGGCGATTGCCACGATTGCCAGCAATGGCTTCGACCACTTCAAGGTCGACAGCTTCTGGGACCGCACGCTGCGCCTGCCGGTATTCGTGCTGGACGGCCAGGAATGGCAAGCGGTCAAGGCAGTGTCACTCTCAGGGCCTCGGTACCAAGCGCGGATTCGCGGCGGCCGGCTGATCGCCAATCCGGTGCCGACGGCCGGGCATACCTGGGCCTTCGAGTACATCAGCAAGAACTGGATTCTCGGCGCGGACGGCACGACCTACAAACAGTTCTTCACGCTCGATACCGACACGCTTCTGCTGCCGGAATCGCTGCTGCTGATGGGACTGCGCTGGCGCTGGAAGAAGGAAAAGGGCCTCGAGTACGCCGAGGACTTCGCCACCTACGAGGGTCAGGTTAAGAAGGCGATCGGACACAACGGGCTGAAGAAAGCCTTCTCGATGGCCGGTGGTAGCCGAGGACCCTCGCCGGGTATCGTCGTGCCGCAAGGCGATTGGATGCAATGATGCGCACGCCCGCCCGCCGCAAGACCGCCCCCAAGGCCCAAGTCTGCCAGAGCGTTTCCTATCCGGCGCCGATTGGCGGATGGAATGCGCGCGACGCCCTGGCGGCGATGAAGCCAACCGATGCGATCACGCTTGAGAACTGGTTCCCGCGCACCTCCTACGTCGAAATTCGCGGCGGCTATGCCAACCACGTGACCGGGATCACCGGCGCGCCGAAGACGCTGGCCGTGTACAACGCGCTCGACGGTACGAACAAGATGTTTGCCGTCAACGCCACCGCCGTTTATGACGTGACGACGGCGGGAGCGGTGGGCGCTTCGGTCGCCACCGTGACGAACGCGCAATGCCAATGGCTCAACGCCGGCAACGGCACCGACAATTACCTGATCCTGTGCAACGGCACCGACAAGCCGCTCTACTACAACGGCACGACCTGGGTATCGGTCGATGCGGCGTCAAGTCCCGCCCTGACCGGCCTAACGACAACCAAGATTATCAGCGCTTTCCTGTCGAAGGGACGGTTGTTCTTCATCGAGAAGGATTCGCTGTCGTTCTGGTATCTGGCGGCCGGCGCGGTCGGCGGGGCCCTGACGGAATTCCCGCTTGATGGCGTCGCCAAGAAGGGCGGCTACCTTGTGGCCGGGGCGACCTGGACCTTCGATGGCGGCGACGGGGCTGATGATGCCGTCGTCCTCGCCACTTCGCAGGGCGAAATCATCGTCTACAAGGGCACGAATCCATCGTCGGGCAGTACCTGGGCACTGGCGGGCGTATTTGACCTGGGCCGTCCGCTGGGACGGCGCTGCATGGGCAAGCTTGGTGGCGACCTGATCTTGATTACCGAAGGCGGCGTGTTTCCGCTGGCGAAGGCATTGGAATCCGCTTCCGTGGACCGCAATTCGGCGATGACGAACAAGATTGAGAGCGCATTTGTTGAATCTGCGGTGACATACGGGTCGACCTTCGGCTGGGAAATGACCGTCTACCCGGCGGAATCTGCCGTGCTGTTCAATATCCCTAGCGTTGGCCAGTATGTGATGAACACGATCACGAAAGCCTGGTGCAAGTTCACCGATTGGGATGCCGAGACTTTTGCCGTCTTCAATGGCGAACTGTACTTCGCGACGAGCACAAAGGTGGTCAAGGCATGGACAGGCTTTATCGACGGCACGAGCGACATCGTGGCCTACGGCAAAGGGGCGTTTTCGTACTTCGGCAATACCGGCTCGACCAAGCGCGTGCTGCTGTATCGGCCGGTCCTGGCGGTGACCGGGAGCCTGTCGTTTCTGACCGACATCGACGTCGACTTTCGCGATTTTACGATCAGCGGCAGCGCCACCTATACGCCGGCGGCCGGCGCGGTGTGGGATATCAGCTTTTGGAATCTGTCCTACTGGGCATCGGCCATCGAGATCGTGCGCCGCTGGACCTCGCCGGCCGCCTATATCGGCAACTGCATCGCTCCCAAGATCAAGGTGGCCACCAGCACGCTGCAAGTGCAATGGCTCTCGAACGACATGACATTCGAGGTCGGCGGCCCGACATGACGCTGACCTTCGCCATCGAACCGCTGGCCGAGGTCTGGGACGGGATGATAGCGAATGCGCGACTGCATTGGGCCGAAACGGAGATGGCGGCCGCCGGGGAAATCTTCGCCCCATCGTTCGATCGCTATGCGCAGTACGGCGCGATGTACACGGTATTCACGGCACGCGACGACGGGAAGCTGGTCGGCCACTGCGGCATGTACCTCGTTGCCTCGATGCACTCGCAGAAGCTCTTGGCGACCGAGGACACATGGTATTTGCTGCCCGAGTACCGCAAGGGCCGCAACGCCATCCACTTCTACCGCTTCGTGGAAGCCGAGATGCGCCGGCGCGGGGCCGAGAAGATCACGATGACCGCTGCGCCCTACAACGGTGCCTGCCGCATCATGGAATATCTGGGCTACAAGCTCGACTGCTACAAATATTCGCTTGACTTGAAGGTTAGCGACCACTTACTATCGCCTCAAGGTGCAGACAGCGCCATGACGAACGAAACCGTTATGGAGAAATCGCATGTGTGCACCGGACCCGCCGCCGCCCCCTGATTACGCTGGAGCGGCACAAGCCCAAGGCGCGGCAAACATCGACGCCGCCCGCGCGACGGCCAAGCTATCCAATCCGAACGTCATCAACCCATACGGGACGCAGACCGTCACCTATGGGGTCAATGGCGATCAGGATCAGGCCACGGTCAATCAGACGTTTTCGCCTGAACAGCAGGCGCTCTACGACAATAGTGTTCAGGTCAAGGGGCTGCTCGGTGGCCTGGGCGTCACCGGTGCCACTGCGTTGCAGGGCGTCATCGGCAAGAACTTAGATCTATCAACCGCCGGTGCCCTGCCGACCGCCTACACCGGGCCGAGCGATTTGCCCGACGTGTATTCCGGGGCAAGCGCGCGCCCGGCGGTATTTGCCGGTTCGACAGCGAGCCCGACGGTTTATGCGGCCCCTGGAAAAGCGCCGGAGATTGGCCGAGAAGTCGGCATGGCGACCGTTGGTGCGCCGATGGCCTTCCGCGCTCCCGACGCGCTTGATCGGAATTCACTGCCGACGGCGCCGACCGCCTACACCGGCGCGCAGAACCTTCCCGGCATGCCGCAGGAATCGAGCGCGATCCGCGAGCAGGTCATCAACGCCATGATGGGGCGGGTCGATACCGACATCGCTCGTTCGCGCGATCAGTCGAATTCAGATCTTATCGCCAATGGCATCCGCCCCGGCACAGAAGCCTACGACCGCGCCATGCAGGGCTTTGACCGGCAACGCACGGATGCCTTGCAGCAGGCCCAGATTGCTGGCGGCAATGCGGCACAGCAGGCGTTCACCATGGACTTGTCGCGCCGCCAGCAGGGCTACAACGAGACGACCGGAGATGCGGCGCTGACGTTCAATCAGGGCATGGGGTTGCGCACCCAGGCGGTGGGCGAACAGGGGCAGGAATTCAATCAGCGCCTGGCGGGAACCGGGCAGGAATTCAATCAGAAGCTCGCATCCACTGGGCAGCAGATTCAGCAGAACCAGGCTGCCGCGCAGTTGGCCGCCCAGCAGCGCGAGGCAACCTATCAGGCGCAACTCGCCAGCGCGCAACTGGAACAAGCACGCCAGGCGCAGCGCTTCAGTCAAGGCATGTCACTGTCCCAGCTTCAAGCCGCACAACAAGCCCAGCAGTTTGGTCAGGGCATGTCGTTGTCGCAACTGGAACAGGCGCAACAAGCGCAGCAATTCGGCCAGGGCGCGACGGTGGCGCAGATGGAGGCCGCCCAGCAGGCGCAGCAGTTTGGGCAGGAATCCGATCTACGGCGCCAGTCAATCAGCGAGATTCTGGCCCAGCGCCAGACGCCGCTGAACGAGATCAACGCGCTGATGAGCGGTTCGCAGGTATCGAATCCGTTCGCATCGAATCTTGGCTACCAAGCCGGGGCCAATGTCGCACCCCCGCCAATCATGGGAGCCGCCCAAGCCCAAGGCGCATGGGACCAGAACGCCTATGCGCAAGGGGTGGGGCAGAGTAATGCCATGATGAGCGGGCTATTCTCGATTGGATCAGCGGCGGCTGGAAATCCCAAGTTTTCTGATCGCCGCCTGAAGCGCGACATCCGCCGCATCGGCACTCATCCGCTCGGCATCGGGCGCTACGCGTGGACCTACCTATGGGGCGAGGATTCGACTGGCGTCATGGCGGATGAAGTGCGCGCCGTCATGCCGGCGGCCGTCGTCACCATCGGCGGCTACGATGCGGTCGACTACGCGATGATCGGGGGTGCGTGATGGACCCCTACGCCGACATCCCCGAACTCTCTGCCGAAGCGCAGGCGCTGGCCCGACGCCGCAAGATTGCCGAAGCGATGATGGCGCAGTCGCAGCAGCCGCTCGAATCGATGGGTCAGGCTGGCGGCGCACCGGTGCCGATCAGTTGGACGCAGGGGCTCGCCAAGATGGCGCAAGCCTACTTTGCCGGCCAGCAGGGCAAGGAACTCGACACCGCCGACAAAGGGCTGGCCACGCAGCGCAACCAGATGGAAGCCGATGCCGTCAAGGCGTACCAGCAGCGCCTCGCCGGCACGCCAGAACAAGTGAATGCCCTGCCGCCCGATCAAGCTGGCCCGCCGCAGATCACGCCGGCCGTACCCGCCACGCCCGACCAGCGCCGCCAAGCCATCGTCGAAGCCATGGCGCAGAGCAAGTTTCCGCGTCTGGCGGTAACGGCGGGAGCGCAGCAGAAGTACGACGAGGCCGACGCAGCGCGCACCATGCAGATGGATCAGCGCCGGTGGGAGGTCGAGCAGCGCGGCCAGGACAAGCTCGATCAGATCGAAGCGCAGGCGCGCGAGGGGCGTATCAGCCGCGCCGAGGCAGATCAGCGGGCCAGGGAAGCCAAGCAAGACATGATTCGTCTGACGGCCGCCATGCGCGCGCCTGCTGCTGTGCAGCCGCTGGTGCCCATCGTCGGCCCGGATGGCAAGCAAATGTTGGTCGAGCGCAAGGATGCCGTCGGCAAGATGCCGGCCGGCGCCGGGTCGAAGGCCGAAGCAGTTGCAGCCGGGAAGACCGACGTCGACAAGGACGTCATGACGTTAAAGTCTGCACTGGACTCGCTCAACGAAGGCGGAGGGATCACGAGTACAGCGAAAGGCGTATTGCCGAACGTGGGGTCGTGGATGGCGAATACCGGCGTCGGGCAGACAGTCGGCAGCATGGGTGGCACCACGAACCAGAAGCACCGCGATGTCATCGCCCAAGCGCGCCCGCTGCTGCTGCGTTCGATCATGCAGGCGACCGGGATGTCAGCCAAGCAACTCGACTCGAATGCCGAACTGAAACTATGGCTGTCTGTCGCCACAGACCCGACGAAGGGCTACGAGGCGAACACACAAGCCCTGAGCAACATTGCCGAGAAGTATGGTTCCGGCGGCTTCATGGAGGGCGGGGGCGCACCGGCTTCGCCTCCGAGTAACGGCCCGCCCCCCGGCGCGGTAAGGCTGAAGCGGTAATGGCAACCTACGAAGTCGACGTCGGCGGCAGCACCTACGAGGTTGATGCTCCGGACGAGACGACCGCCTGGAAGTGGGCGAACGCGACCCATGTCCAGGGCCCAAAGCCGGCGGCAGCACCAGCAGAGCCGACAACCGCCGAGAAGATCGCCGCGAACCCGCTGACCCGCCTGCTGACCGGAGTGGCATCTCCGTTCCTCGCCGTGGCCGAGAAGGTCGACCCGACGTGGAAGCGCAACAACGAGCAGCTGAAGCAGATGGAGGAGGCCGGCAAGGCCGCCTATCCAGGCTGGGTAAATGCGATCGGCACGGCCGCGAATGTCGGTGGCGCAATGGCCTCGCCGCCGAATCTGGCGATCGCCGGAGCAATGCCGGTGGCGCAGGGAGCAACCGGACTGGCGCGCGTGACGCAGGCGATGCAGAACATGGGCTCGGGTGCCGTCGGCGGCGGCGCTATGGGATTCCTGACGCCGGGAGACACCAAAGCCAACGTCGAGGCCGGCGCCCTGGGTGGCGCTGTCGCCGGCGTCGGTATAGAGGCCCTGAAGGCGGCCGGCGCGGGCGCGCGCAATATCGTCGGGCCGATGCTGCCGAAGATGGATGCCGCCGCACTACTGCCGCAAGTGATTCAGGAGCGTGCGCGCAAACTGCTTCCGCAGTCCCTGCAAGGCAAGACTTCGGGCGCGGATCGATCCGTCGGGCGGCTGGTGCCGATCGTCGCCGGGAATCGAACCGATGCGGTGTTGCGCGGACTCGACAACGCGGCGGCCGGTGAGACGGCAGGACAAGCCGCCGTGTCGGCTGGAAGCGCCGAATTCTCAGCATTTCAGAAACTCGCCGAGAAGCATCGGCCGAGCGAATATCTCGACATCGCCAATGCGCAGCACCAGGGCAACCTGTCGATTCTCCAAGATATCGCCGGTGGCGCGAACAAGGAAGCGCAGGGAGCGACGCGCGACCTGTTCAAGCAGGGCGTAAACGCCACGACGCTTCCGTTGATGCGCACCGAGTTGAACGCAGCGAACACGGCGGGCGACGTGATATCCGAACTCGGCCCGGCAGCTGCGGCGAAGCGCGCCGAGGCGGCCAATGCCGTGCAGGACGTACGCCGATTCACGGCAGCGGGGGGTCGCGCCGACGCCATCGCGCAGAACACTTTCAAGCCAGCAGGACAGCCGAGGGTGCCGGGCCGCTATACCTACGCCGACGAATTGGCGCAACGGGCCGAACGTGTCGCGCAGCAGAACGCTGACCTGTCGCTGCAACGCGGCGCCGAGGCGCGGTTCATTGAGAACCAGATCGGTAGCCTCGAAGCGCACGGCCTGAAGCCGCTCGACACGGCAAAGATCGCCGGCCATATCGACGGCGTGCTAGACACGCCAGGTCCGCGCGCTTCCGAGATGAACCAGAAGGTGCTCGGCGGCATCAAGGACTTGTTCACGGCGGCGGCAGAGCGCAATGGCGGCACGCCGAACGCCTACGACGTCTACATGATCCGCAAACAAGGGGTGAATGAGGTCGTCGACAAGCTGACGGCTGGCATGGACCCGAAGCAGTCGCAGAAGCTGGCCGCCAAGTACGCTGGCGAGTTGAAGCCTCTCATTGACGACGCCATCGAGGCGGCCGGCGGCTCCGGATGGCGTGATTACCTGAAGGCGTACAGCGACGGCATGGCGGGCGTCAACCGCATGTCCCTGGGCGGCAAGGCGCTCGACCTATACCAGAACGCGCCGAAGGCGTTCCAGCGGCTGGCGACCGGCAACGACCCGAAGACCGTCGAGAAGATCATGGGGACTGGCACGCGCACGCTGGCCGAGGCCGATCCCTACGCGGCGCCGAAGTACCAGCAGATTGCCGACGCCATGTTCCGCAACAAGACGCTCGATCAGCAGGCGAAGGCCGGAATGCCTGAAGTTCAGCGCATCACGGGTGAATTCGAGAAGCCGGTTCGCCCGGTTCAGATGCTCGACCGGGCGGCGATGATCGTGAACGCCATCATCAGCCGGGCAGAGGGTCGCGGCGGCAAGGCGATTATGACTTCCGCCGCAGACTTGATGCGCGATCCGCAGCGCCTCGCCGAAGTGGTACGCGCCGCCACACCGAACGAACGCCAACTGCTCATGGAGGCCATTGCGCAGCGCGCGGCGATCTCCGGAGCATCACAGGGAGCCACCCAATGAGCCGCAATGGATCAGGCGTCTACACGCCGCCAGGAGCATCCTTCCCGGCCGTCGCCGAAACGCTGATCGAGGCGGCGAAGTTCAATACGACGATCAACGACGTCGCCGATGCTTTAACCGGAAGCGTCTCAGCCGACGGACAGACGACGATCACCGGCAACCAGGCGATGGCCACCTACCGTCATACCGGGGTGGGCAACGCCGTTAATCGCACCGACTATGCCGCTACCGGACAGGTGCAGGACAGTTCCTTCCAGTGGGGCGGCACGGCCGGCGGCACAGCCGATGCGCTGACGCTGACGCTGACGCCAGCCATCACTGCCTATGCTGCCGGGCAGACGTTCCGCTTCAAGGCGGGCGCGGCGGCAAATACCGGCGCAACGACGCTGGCGGTCTCGGCGCTGGCGACGAAGGCGATTCAATTGCGCGGGGCCGCGCTGGCCGCTGGCGACATCCAGGCGAGCCTCTGGTACGAAGTAACCTACGACGGTGCCGCGTTTCAACTGACGCCGCTGGGGGCGCTGCCGCGAAGCATTCTGGTGGCCACCGCAGGGGGTACGGTCGACGCCATCACGGCGACCTTTAGCCCGGCGATTGCGCTGGCGGATCAAACCCTCGTGGCGGTCGTCTGTGCCGGTGCCAACACCAGCACCGCCCCGACCTTCGCTCCCAATGGCCTGACCGCCCGCACCATCACGCGCGGGGGCGGCCAAGTGCTGCTCGCCGGCAGTATCCCCGCCGCCGGTTTCGTGGCGCTGCTCGAATACAACCTGGCGAACACGCGCTGGGAACTGCTGAATCCCTACCCGCCGCCGAGTGGGCTGACGACGACGGTCGTCTCCGGAACCACGCAGACGGCGAGCACAGGGACGCGCTATCTACTCAGCAATGTGGCGGCTACTGCCGTCACCGCGCCGACTGCGGCCGACGGAGCGGAATTCGAAGTCGTACCGGTGAATGGGCTATTCACCAATACGCTCGACTTTGGTTCTGACACGGTGCGTGGTCCAAATGGGACTGCGACCGGTGTTATCACGCTGAATCTCGGCGCGCCGCTGCATGTGATTTATTCCTCAACTCTTTCCAAGTGGGTGATGCTATGAGCGGAGTTCAATCGGCACTGATCGGGGCAGACCCGCGCGGCCGGACGCCAGCGGTATTGCAGAACTTTTTCGCGAGTGCATGGAGTCTGGCATCGCAAACCACGACAGTCGCGCAGCACAAAAGCTACGGCATCCTTGCATCGTTGTCTGGGGCAATGACTGCCAATACGCTGAAGACGGCGCTGACGGTAACGGGATCGGGCGCGCTCAATTTCTTCGGGCTGACGTGTGTCGATACGACAAGCCGGACGATGCGAATAAAGATCACGCTGGACGGGGTTGTCGTGTCCGATGCAACGTCAGCCGCCATTGTCACCACCGATCTGGGCGGCTATCCAATCGGGGCGATGTTCAATGCCACGAGCAACCCAATCGCGGTTTTCGATGAGATTGGGTTCGTCTCGTCATGCCTGATCGAGATCGCATCCAGCGTCACGGAGACTGACAAGTTCAACGTATTCATGCGCTACAGGACAAATTAACCATGGCTCAAATCCAGAACGGCGAATACCTCGAAACCTGGGACGGCGATGTGCTGGTGTCGAGCGTCATCCATCGCCCGATCGTTCCGACGCGGCGCGACGAAATCATCTCGGCCCTGGCCGAGATTGACCAGAAATCCGACAGCCCGCGCGCGCGCCGGGAGGCTGCGCTTGGCAATACGACTTGGCTCGCGTCGCTCAATACTCAAGCCCTCGCCCTGCGGGCAGAACTGGCGGCGCTGAAATGAGAGTCGCAGTCATCGGAGATTCGATCAGCACCCAGAACAACGGGGCGTCTTCCGCTTCGTGGCCGCAACTGCTGGAAGCCAAGATTCGCGACGGTGGCGTGCAGGGCTGGCAGATCGACAACTACAGTCTCCCCGGCCTAACTTGGAAAACTGCGCACACGCCGACGGCGGGGTTCCTGATCGGGAATGCGAATCCGCCCGTGCAAGCGATGATGGGCGGCGGGTTCTACAATCACTTGCTCGTCATGCTCGGCGTCAATGACCGCTGGAACCCGAACGCCGCCGCAGAATTCCAGCAGTTCAAGAATTCGCTCGCGCTCGTGGAGATGGACGGAACGCGCGTCACGTTCTTGAAGCAGAACTTCACGATTGCGCCGGGCGTGCTGGGGATGAACTGTTCCGTCTCACTGGCCGATTCTGCCGCCATCGATGCCGTGTATGCGCAGATTACTGACGAGTCGTTTTCCATCGGGCTGGGCAAGCTCTACGACCTCGGCTATACCTACGACACGCTGCATCCGACGAACTCCGGCAAGAACTGGATCGCCTCGGCGGTTTATATGGCCCTGATGCAGCGCTATCCGCTGACGCCGATCAACAAGAACATTGCCTGGCTGTACGACCAACTGCCGGAAATCCAGGCGCAGATGCGCGAGGCGAACACGTAGGGCAAGATTTCGATACACAAAAGGAAGAATAAACATGAACGAAACCATGCTTCTTGCCCTCGCGGCATCCCTAGTCGCCGCGATGTTCGGCCTACTCTGCGCCATCCTCGGGTGGCTCGGAAATCGCATCTACAACAAGGTCGACGAGATGTCGAATAGCCTGACCAGCATGGCCAGCGAGCTTCACACTCGCATCAGCGGCATCGACAGGCGCGTCACTGTCGTCGAAACCCGTTGCATGGACACGTATCCAGGATTTAAGGCGGGGACATGAGTCCAATGGAGGCCATCATCCAGGCCATTCTGGCACAACAGAAGAAGGCCGCGCCGCCGGCATTGCCGCCGTGGATGCCGACGCCGACGAGCGGGACGAGAGGTTAATCGCCATGCAACTATCGCAGCATTTCACCCTGGACGAACTGACGCGCAGCGACTATGCCATCCGCCATGGAATCGACAACACGCCATCTGCCGAAGTGCTCGCGAACATTGGAATGCTCGCGGCGGGGCTTGAAGGGGTGCGCGCTGTTCTGGCCGTGCCCGTTCATGTCTCCAGCGGCTACCGCTGCGCCAAGCTCAATTCCGCCATCGGCGGCAGCAAGTCCAGCGCTCACATGCAAGGGCTAGCGGCGGATTTCACCTGCCCGCAATTTGGCACCCCCGCCGACGTCGCTCGCGTTCTTGTGGAAAGCAAGCTGCGGATCGGGTTCGACCAGTTGATTCTTGAGGGGCGATGGGTGCATGTCAGCTTCTCGGACGAGCCGCGCTACGAGGTATTGACGGCACATTTCGGCAATGGGCCGACGACCTACACGAAGGGGATTGCGTGATGGACATCACCGGCATCGGCACAGCAGCAGAGGCGGCCAAGGGAATCATCGGCATGTTTTTCCCGGACAAGACGGAATCCGAGAAAAACCAGCTTGCCGCGAGCCTCGCGCTGATTCAGGCGCAGACCGACATCAACAAGGTAGAGGCCGGGAATCCGTCGGTATTTGTTTCGGGCTGGCGGCCGGCTATCGGCTGGATATGCGGTGCCGGCTGCGCGTGGAATTGGGTAGGACTGCCGATCGCCAAAGCGGCGATGCTGATCGCCGGCCATCCGGTTTCCCTTTCACCGGCCGATATGTCTGAAATGATGCCGTTGCTGCTCGGGATGCTCGGCCTTGGCGGGCTGCGAACGGCAGAGAAAATCAGCGGCGTCGCAGCCCGGTAAGCTACCCATCATCGTGCCTTCAGGAGTGCGAATGCCGCGCAAAGCGCTTCCATCTGCTCCCGTCGCAGCGAGCCGGACAGGACATTCGCGCCGTGCGGCCCGGTCACTCCGACCGTCACGCCTTCGCTGCTCGGCCACGTAGAGACGTCCGCCTGGGTGTCTCCGGTTCTCACCGTGGCGCACTCGGTTTCTGTCCGCCAGGTTTCCAGTTTCGCCGTCATTGCGACGTCTGCCCGCTAGCAGGAGCCTTCTTCGTTCTCGGTGCCCGAGGCTTTTTGTTGATTGCGGCAATGACAGCCTTGAGGTCTAGCGCGTCGGTCGTTTGCTCGTAGCGGCGGATTGCGGCAAAGGTATCGGCGGCGCGGGCTTCGCATTCTCCGCTCGTTTCGATTTCTTCGACCGTGATACGGTATTTCGTCATTTCATTTTCCCTTCAGTTGATCCATGCGTGCCTTGAAAGATTTGGCGAACCGGTCGCTGGCACGAATCGCGTCCGGTAGGCTTTCGGCGTACTTCGACATTTCGTTGATGGTGCAGAAGTGCGATAGCTTCACCATTGCCACGAGAATCGCCTGCGTCATTCCGGATTGACCGCATTCTCTAGGCGTGAGTACGCCTTCTCGGCGTGATGCCGACCATTGACGTTGACGAGGTTATCGGCGGCTTCACAGACGGCGATGGCCCAATCAAGCGCAATGCCAAGCGCGGTTGGATTAGTCATTTCACCGTCGCCCCCATGGCGCCATCGATTGTGGTTACGGAGTGTTTTAACGTGCTGGTGTTGTTTGCTCATCAGAATGGGATATCGTCGTCGAAATCGCTAAAACTACCAGGACCTGAAGCGGGTTTCTGAGGCGACGGTTCCGCTGGCGTTCTTTGCTCGGGGCTGCGCGGGGCGGCGGCTTGACCGCCTTCGCGTTTTTCGAGCAAGGTCAGGTCATTAACGCGCACCTCGATACTCGTTTTTGTCTGGCCATCCTTCTGGTACTCGCGAGAAGACAATTCGCCGGTGACTCCGACGAGTTTTCCCTTGGTGAGATACGGTAGGACCGACTCTCCGCGCTTGCCCCAAATCTGGCAGCGCGCCCATGTCGTTGTCGCCTTGTCCCCGTAACCAGACTTGACCGCGACCGAGAATGACACGACGCTATCGCCGTTAGGGACGAATTTTTGCTCGGCATCGTTCCCGAGATTCCCTGTAAAGCACCAGTTGTTCATGCCGCCCCCTTGTCAGCTAGCGTCTTGATCCAGGCCATGGCCCCGCCGAAACGATCCGCAGCGAGATACGCCAGCGATGCGATCTCGGATTTCTGGCAGAACTTCTCCAGCGGGAACCCGACGAATTCCAGTCCTTCCTTGATCTTGGACGCTTGGTCCTCTGAGATATAGGCGATTCCAAGCGATTCTGGGGCCGTGGCTGCGTTTGTGGCGGGCGGTTGCACCAAGGATGTCGGCGCGGGCTTTTTGACGCCTCCGGAGGCCCATTCCGCGACCAGCTTCCCGGATTCCTCGGTGATGGGCTTGTCGAGCGGGAACAGCGCTCGGTGCTGCTCTTGGAGTTTGATCGGCCGAGGAATTCCGGGCCGATCTGCCATCAGCAGGAATGAGGCCGTCAATTCGAACGGCAGGTTCTTTTCCGAAACCGGAATCCAGCCGTCCAGACCGGTCAGCGATTGCTTAGCGACGATCTGCATCTTGCCTCTGTCGTCCTTGACCATCTCGATTTTCGGCTCGGCGCGGAAGCACAGAATCAGGTGCGCGCGGACCTGCAACAACTTGGCGACCATGTGCTTGTGCGAGGTCTTCGGTTTTATCCAAGCCGCCATTTTCACGGCCTCGCGCTTCTTCCAGTCGTCGCCGGCCATGCGGTCAAGCTCGTCTTCCTGCCAGTCGAGAACGCCGCCGTCACCGGCCCAGACGTGCGACATGGAATCGACGACGATGACGGGATAGCCGGCCTTGTCGGCGGCCATGATCGCCTCGGCGTAGGCGTCCGGGCGGAAGAGAGGCCGAAGGTCGCCATGGTCGAATCGGAACTGGTCGGCGTAGTGCTTGGCGCGGCCGGCCTCGGTATCGATGACGGCGAACGGCTTGCCGCCAGACATCCCGGACGCGAGGCGCATCGCCGTATAGGTCTTGCCGCTGCCGGTGCCGCCTGCCAAGCCGATCAGCAGGCCAACGTTTTCACGCACCGCAGGGCGGAAGGTGAACCCACTCATGGCTTGCCTGCCAGAAAGCCCGTGATGGCCTTGGCAATCGCCTTGAATTCTTCGCGCTTGCCGTAGACGCCGACGAACTGGCGCAGCAATTCTGTTCCGTCTTCGAGTTCGGCGGCCGCGCGCCGGATTTCGCGCTCCCTGGCTTCCTCGGCTTCGCGCTTGGCCAGTTCTTCAGCTTCTTTGGCCGCGCGTTCTACCCTGGCGCGTTCCTCCGCTTCAAGTCGCGCCTTGCGTTCGCGTTCCTCGATCTCGCGGCGCTCGGCGTCGACCTTCTCCTGCGTTTCGCGGAGGCGGCGATCTTCGGCTTCGCGCTTGGCGCGCGCCTCCTCATACAATCTGTCGCGCTCGGCCTGCGCTTGCCGATCGGCTTCCCGGCGAACGCGCTCGGCTTCCCGCTGCTCGGCTTCGATCTTCTCGCGGGCGGCGCGTTGTTCCGCTTCGAACTTCTCCCTTTCGGCACGCTGGGCGGCTTCAATGGCGCGCTGCTTCGCGGCGATTTCCTCCTGCTGCCGCGCGATTTCGGCGCGCTGCTCGGCCAGGATGCGTTCTTCCTCGGCCTTGCGAGCGGCGTGCTCGGCGGCGATACGATCAGCCTCAGCTTTCGCTTTCGCCGCCGCCTCTGCCGCCTTGCGCCGCTCGTCGGCCTTGATCTGGTCGTCAATCGGATCTTCCAGCGCGGACAGCGCGGTCGTGATTCGGCGCGCCTCGCTGTCTATTTCCTGCGTGCGCTTGAGGGCCGGGGCCTTGATCTCGACGCGGATTTTTTCCAGCGCCACGCGATAGCCGCGGAGTTCGGCGCGGCCCTTGATGGCCGCCGCCATGCCTTCCTTGCTGGTCACGTCGAACAGCACGCCCTGATACTTCTGCCGCAACTCGGCCAGTGCGGCCGCCGTCGTGCTGTATTCGACAATGCTGGTCGACGGCTTCTCCATCACTTCGGTTTCGTTCATCATATCGCTCCCGCTTCAATTTCAGCCCGGCTCAACCACTGCCCCGGCTTTTCCTTCTTTGCCCGGTCGGCGGGCATGCCGTGTTCTTCGATCTCTCGAATCTCTGCGGCTTCCCACTGTGCCAGCATGTAGGCCGGCGTCTCGGGATAGCAGACGCGATTAGGATACGCTGGCCACTGACCCGACTCGACGCAACGCTCCCACTGCATCAGCCCTTGCTCGATCATGTGCGCGCCGGCCTCCAGCATGGCCGGCTCGACGCCGACGAGCGAACAGAGGTAGGGAGGATTGACCTCCTGAGCAAGGAACACGTAATCAGGCTGAACCCCTGTCGCCGCCATCGCGCCTCGCCGATACCACGCAGCCGAGAGGTAGTAGCCCATGCCAATCAGTTGCGAGCGGCCCCAGGACGATGGCTCGACGCTGCGCTCGGTGGTCTTGTAGTCGCAGATGACGCCTCGGTCAGCGCTCCATCGATCCGTGCGCATCTTGCACAGCGTCTGGCCGTCCTGCCAGACGACGGTTTCCTCAGACGACCCGCCGTCCGGCTGGAACATTGCCCAAATGGCCGGCTCGGTGTCCTTCACCGTCTGGAGAAATTCCCATGTTGCGCTCACCATGTTCATGATCGAGGCGTGATCGTCCAGCAGGATCGGAATCTTTCCGGCCGCGCGGGCCTCGTCTCGGGCCGCCCGGATCGATTTGTTCGTCCAGCCGTCCGGGACGTTGCCGGTTTTCTCGGCGGGATGATCGCGCGGGTCAATGGCCACGAGGCAGTCTTCCGACCCCTCCAGCAGGATCGCGTGGCAGATCGTGCCTCGATCCGAGGCGCCGTTGTTGTTGACGGATCGCCTCGGGTTCAGCCAGCTTTCAGACCAGGCGGCTCGCGGGCACTCGCCGAGAATCCGCTTGATGATGGAGGCGCTAGCGGCTTCGAGGCCCAGGTATTCGGACATCGACAGCCCAGGATGGATTCCTGGATTCATACCTGCCCCTCCTCGCGCTGGTACGCCCGGGCGCGGTCCCGTTCTTCCATTTCCTCGGCACGCAATGTTTCACGTTCGTCATCGCCGCCGCGTTCCTTCGGATCGAACAATTGGTGGTCACTGCAAATTCCGGCGAGCATTGAATGGCAGGTATATGGGATGAGTTTCGCGGCGGTACGAATTCCCGGGCAAGTTTCATCATTGTGAAACGACTCCGGGTGCTCGCAAATATCGAGCCTTTCGATGTCTCCGGCCAAGTAGAACTCGCAGTCGATGCAGAGCTTCGCGTTCATACTGCCGCCTTGATGGCCTTCGCCAGCGCCGCGTCGCTGATAACGCCCGTCAGGTGCAGCAGCGCCAGCGCACCAGTCGGGACCGGAATATCGCGTTCCGTCTCGTAGCGCGAGCCGCAGCTTTGCGTGACGCCGTAGCGATTCCAGAACGTTTCTTGGTTCTCTCCGCGCGCAATCCTGACATCGCGCAGGTTGTGAATCGTCGGCTTCGGCTGCTTCTTCAGCGGTGCGGGTAGTTTCATTTTGGACTCCGTGGATGGTTGGAGATTTGAAGGTTACGCGACGCTTGCATGTATGTCAATAACAATTATGCAATTAATTATCGCCAGCCCACGGAGCACCAATATTCCGAAGTGCCACCTTGAGCGCCAGCAACGTGCACTTCTCGCCGTCCGCCAGGTGGCAATTCTCGTCGAGCGTGCGACAGACGGCAGCTACTAGGTAATCGCGCTGCGTGCGCAAGCTGGCGACATCGTCTTTTAGCGTTTCCTGGATCGATAGCAGCGCCTCTATTGCTTCGACGCACATTCGGCGTTCGTAGCTCTCGGTGTTGCGCATATTGGAGTAGGCTGGATTTATCCGGCGTCGGAGGTCGGAAGCAAGGTCGCTAGGATTCATCAATCATTCCCTTTCGATATTTATCGCCTCAAAGCCTCCCCCTACCCAAGAATGGTAAAGGAAGGGTTATCGCCCCGCTTGCGCGGATATCCATGCTCGTTGCCGAGTCCCCGGGCTTGGATATGAAGCCAGCCCCCCGGATTGTAGGAATTGCACCTTGACGGACTTCGTCGACCGGGTACGCCGTTCTCTCTTCGGCAGCCTTGCGCGTGGCTCGCTACTGTGTCTAGCGCGGAAGGTACGCTAGAAACGCAAAAGGCCAATTTCTGCTGCGTTTCCGGTGCGGGGGCTCACCTTCCGTCTTTCAACGTGAAACGCATGAGAAATTGGCCTCATGGTCATAATGCGCCCCCGCATAGACGCCGCCACAATAAGCCGAACGGCCTATCTCGTCAACATGAAAATTCACCAGACACCGAACCATGCCCCGGTCCCGTGGATCACGGCGATGGGAAAAACGATGGCACCCGCGATCAGGAAGCCCCACGATGCCGTCTTCAGGCACACAAAAATATGTGTCATCCACGCGGCCAAGAGCCAGAGTAACGTAAGTAGTGATCCGAATTCGTTGTCGTCCATGTGGTTCCCCATCGAAAATAATAATTAAGAATCGTAACATATGAAAATTTATTTTGAAAAATTACTTTTCATGTGATACAGTCCGAAACATGACACCAAAACAACTCCTTCGCCAATTTGGCGGAAACCAGACAACAGCAGCCAAGGCCATCGGATACACGCCGCAACGTGTTGGCCAGTGGCTGGCGAGTAACGAAATCCCGTGGCGGGCGCAGTGCGCAATCGAATCGGCGCTTGGCGGTAAGCTGATGGCGGAGCGCCGGCCGACGACCAGAAAGGTCAATAAATGACGATCATCTACGCCATAGACCCGGGGAACATTGAGTCCGCATGGGTGACGTTGCGCGACGGAATCCCGGTCGATCACGGCAAGGTCGAGAATGATGAGATGCTGAGCACGGTCAGAACGGCCTTCGTCCCCGGCAACTTGTTGGCGATTGAGATGATTGCATCGTATGGGATGCCGGTCGGGCGAGAAGTTTTTGATACGTGCTTGTGGATCGGACGCTTCCAAGAAGCGTTCATCGCTCGCGGCGGCGCGGTTGAGCTGGTCTATCGCAAGGACGTGAAACTCTTCCACTGCGGCTCATTACGGGCAAGCGACGCGAATATTCGTGCGGCACTGCTTGATAGATTCGGGCCTGGGCGAGTAAGGGCAGTAGGAACGAAGGGGTCCCCAGGGCCGCTTTACGGCATCGTCAGCGACCAGTGGAGCGCGCTGGCAATCGCCACCACAATTGACGGGAGGATCGATCTGTGACGCCGGTAATCAAGCCCCTCATGGGGAGCGTGGGGCAGGTGGGAGAGGTCGCGAACTACGGCGACCACAAGGCGATGGTAATCCATGGCCGGGTCTATCTGAACGGTAACCATATGTCAGAAATGACATATGAAGAGGCGTGTTCAATAGCCCGCTACCGGGCTAGCACCCAGCCTGACGAACCCATCGCAGTAGATACCGGGAGATTGACCGGGGCATTGGCTGGATGCGCCATTGCGCTGGTGGTCTTGGCAATCTCGGTGGTGTTCAAATGAGCGAGGGGCTGTTCGCGCTGTCGCCGTCGTCAAACAGCGGGGGACGTGTTAAACGGGATGGGGCGGGACGCATTAGGCTGGCCACCTTTCTCGATGCCTGCAAGGCGCGATGCGAACCCGCAATCAGCAATTACCAACCGATCTTTTTGTACGCTGAATCGATTGGATTGCCCATCGATATGCTACAGCTCGCGTGGTTCGAATTTTGCAGGCAATTCGGAGCTGGTGGAGCCTCAGAATCCAAGCTACAAATAGATTGGCGAAGGACGTTCAGGAATTACGTGGAACGAGGATATCTGAAGCTTTGGTACCTCGACAATGACGGGGTATTTCAGCTCACGCAAACTGGGCGGCAGGCGAGGCTTGCGAATGCGCATCGGATGTCTGCGTAGGTTACGCTGTGTTGTAGCTCCCTCTCTCACCCCGGATAGCTACAATACAACGAAGAAAGGATTGACATGCAATCTTTTGAGCAGTACGCCTACACGCTGGACTGCCTGGCGGAAGAGCCGGAAACCGACGACCCGGAATCGCGAAGCAGACTACTGAGGGCGTGCGCAAGCGGTATGCGCGATGCTTTGAAAATAGTGTCAGCGACTCGCGGCCTGCTGAAGTTCCACCAAGAGGGCGACGACGGCGCTGAACTGCCGCGCGAATACTGGTCGCATGGGTATCGCGAGGCGGTTGAACGTGCTGAGGCACTGGTGGGGCCCAACGCACTAGCTAAGGGGCCGGCCGCTTGCGGACGGTTCCGCTTGAGCGACGGGTGGCCGGCGCTGCTGGAGATGACAGATGACCCGACGGATGGAGACGAGGCGCTGATGCTCTTCGCCGTATTGCTGACGGCCGGCGAGCCACGCGACATAAATAGCGCGCGCCTGGCTGTGATGCGTGGGCACGGCGCAATGGGGAAGGACGCAACCGCCAGCAGCGGTAACGAGTGGGGTGACACCGTGCGATGGGCGCGAGCACGGGGAATGTTGATCGAGGATTCATCAGCACGCACCTGGGCAGCGGGGCGAATTCCGGCATTCCTGACCCCGCCAGACGAGTACATGAAAGCGGCAGCCACCGGATGGAGTTCGGTGACGGCCAACGACTTTCGCGTCGAGATCGGGCAAGACGAGACCGAGCGCATCCGCCAGGAAATCGACAGCGCCGTGCGGGGCTGCGCGCAGGATGCGATGGCTTCGGTGTGGCAGGAGATGCGGGATACCTTGGCGCACCTGGCCGCCAAGCTCGGCGACCCAAATGCGCGATTCCAAGCGACTACGGTATCCAAGATCGAGGATCTGGTGCAGCGGCTACCGCATTTGAACCTGACGGAAGACCCCCACCTGGAGCACTTCCGTAGCGAGATTGACAAATGCCTGAACGGCTATACGGCGGGGGAGCTGCGCGAGGTCATCGCCAAGGTGCTGGCGCGTGAGCAAGACTAAGGCGACCCACGGAGATACGACATGCAAACACAACAAACAAGCAACCAAGAAAAGCCGTTCATCGTGTTTTGGGAAAACGATTGCGGTTACGGAGCAGACTACTACGCAACAGAAGCCGAACAAGAGGCGGCGCTTGCTGACGTTCGCAAGACCGGAACAGAAGCGTGGGCTGGTTACGCGCATTGATGGCTAACGTGGATGTCGCCGGCCTTGCGCATGAAGCCGCGCAAGGTCCCGCTCGATGGATTAGTTGGGCGGCTGCGCCCGGAAAGGAAGACGAAATGCCGAGCAAGGTGTTCATGATCTGCAACAGCTACGAATCCGGCTACGGGCACGGGTTGGCGAACGATGGCCTTGACCTGAGCAAGACGCCACACGCCGACCCGGAACTCGGAGAGGCGTACCAGATTGGCTACGAGGCCGGGCAGGAGGCGCAGCAAACTGAAGATTGCTGCGCCAAGGCTAGCGACGGAACTGGCATGAAAAGGAAAAGAACCATGATTTACGAAGAAGCGATTGTTGACGGCGTGCTGTGCTGGCGGAACTCTCCGCGTGACTGCAAAGGCCACGGCTCTTGGGTTCCGAAGACGCCGCAGGAGCTGACGGCGATGTTGATGGAGGCTCGTCGCGCGTCTGCGGTGATACCTCCGATGCGCCTGCCTTTCTATGGCCCAGGCTTAGTGGGGCCACAGAAAGGTGAGACATGAAAGCAGAAGACAGAACCAAAAACCTGATGACGCTGCTGGGATGGCAAGGTGGCACGATTCACGCCGCATGTAAGGCACTGGGGGTTACCGACTCGCACTCGTTTTTGTACGACTCTGCGGACTTCTCCGACGACGGACCAACGTTTGATTTCAGACGGGGATACGGAGACGCTTGCAAGTACCAACGCGCCCCCTGGAATGACCGGACTGAACCTAACGAATATTGGTGGGGTGCAGTGTGTGCCGTTGAAAATGAGTTTGGACCTCCGCCGCGCGATTGATGGGGCCGAACGTTTGAATTCACCGGACCGCTGCGCGGCTGGTGGAATGATTAGTTAGAGCGCTGGCAACTACGGAGACACGGGAATGACGTTTGACGAGTGGTGGAAGAAAATGAAGCCTGCGGAGTGCGACGAGGTAAAGGAGCACTTTCAAGAAGCATGGCATGATGGGTACGGAAAAGGTGTTGCGGCGTTTCACGGTGCCAGTAAAACTGGAGCGCGAGGAATGTGCCGGGTTGGGGCTACCGTGTCGCCAGCGCCGACTTTTGCAGATGTGATGGCGGCTAAATGCCACGAGTGCGGATGGGTAAGCGGATTCCACGACAAGCGATGCAGAGGGTATCTGGTCGATCCTGAGACTGGCGAACCGATACCGACGCATAACGTTCAAGGTAACCGGCCTGGCGCGGCTTTATGCGACAGGTCCGGTTGAGCGACGTGTTCGCCATCACTACGCGATGACCTATGCCAGCCTACTACAACGAGTTCGACCCCTACGCGGCCCAATGGCTACGGAACCTGATTGCGCGCGGCTTGATAGCGCCGGGCGATGTGGACGAACGCTCAATTCTGGAAGTTACGATCGATGACCTACGAGGCTACGAGCAGTGCCATTTCTTCGCCGGCATCGGAGGCTGGAGCGCCGCCCTGCGTCTCGCCGGCTGGCCCGATGGCCGACCTGTTTGGACAGGCTCTTGCCCCTGCCAGCCGTTCAGCGCCGCAGGCAAGCAGCGTGGCAGCGACGATGAGCGCCACCTATGGCCTGCGTTCTTCCGGCTCATCGGCGAGCGCAGACCTGCAACAGTCTTTGGTGAACAGGTTGCCGGCGCTGCTGGACTCGCTTGGCTCGACCATGTTTGCGCTGACCTGGAAGACGCAGGCTACGCCGCTGCGGCGGCAGATTTGCCGGCTTGCAGCGTCGGCGCCCCCCACCGACGGCAACGGCTTTTCTGGGTGGCCCACGCCGAACTGCCCGAACGGCGGAAGATCGATGTCCACGGAGAAAATGGACGCGACCGGACGAACAAAAGACGGCCGGAAGCATGCGGCACAGTTGGAGCACGCGGTGAAATTTGCGCGCTGGGCGACGCCGGCAACGAGGGACTGGCACAGCGCGAGTGGTTCCGCGGAATTTCTGGCGGGCCGAGCGGAACAAGCGAGGGGCAAGCCGCTGAGCGAACAAGCCTACACCTTGGCGCCTGGGCCGATCTCGAATGGATCGAGTGCAGCGACGGGAAAGCCCGGCCAACTCAACCCGGCCTTTTCCCGCTGGCTCATGGGGTACAGAACAGAGTGGGACGACTGCGCGCCTACGGGAATGCGATCGTCCCGCAAGTCGCGGCCGTCTTTGTGATGGCGAACGCTCCGCATGAGGGGCCGGGCGCGGCCTCATCGCGCACGGTCCCGCTCGATGCGGTTGTTGGAGGGCTAGACCGATGACGGCTGTTTCGCGGGACGCCCCACGGGCTGCGGCTCAACGCCCAGGCGGGCAAGCGCACGGCGGACGCTGGACACTGCCACGCCGTAGCGCAGGGCCGCAGCAGCCGGCGTGCAGCCGGTGCGCTGGAGGTGGGAAACCGCGAGCGTTACCTCGCGGGATTGGCGGGCGGTCATTTTGCAACCAGGTCGCCATAGTAGGCGGTGAACTCGTTGCCCTCGGTGTCGATGACGGTGTGGCTGTACTCGCGTTGCTTGTGGCTCTCAGCGGCGGCGGCAGCGGCGGTCTTATGCGTGGTGTAGCCCTTGCCGCCGTAGTAGCTGGCGAGGACGACGGCGTACTTGCAGCCGGGGGCGAAGATGATGTCGCGGTCGAACATGTCGCTAGCGATGTCGTGAATGCTGCCGGAGTTGGACATTTTTTGCGGGATGGTGAAGGTGGTCATTTTGCGCTCCTTGGTTTTCGGCGGCCCTGCGCTACCGATGACTTAATAATAGTGCATCATGCACCAATAGTCAAGAGCTTTTTGCAACAAAATTCCGAGGGCGGTTCCAAGCCCTCCAACGTGTAGGTGACCGGCCTCGCGCGGCCTTATGCGCGAGGTCCAGCGACCGAAGGGAGCGAGGTCGACCGTAGGGTTGGGCCTCATATAGCTACGGAGCGAGAGCATGTTTGATTACGCAAGGCACGCCAGGAAGAACGGATGCAGGCTGCGCCTGATGACCGGCGACGCCACCGATGCGGCCGGCAACCGAATTGGCCCGGACGCCTGCGCGAGGTGCGTTGGCTGCGACCGCGCGAGGGGAGACATGGGATTGGCAAACGAGACAGGAATGCGGCTGCGCGGAGAGGACGGCGGGGTGCAACTGGTGTGGCAATGCCCGGAGTGCAACCGTGAAGTAGTGGAGGACACCGACTGGCTGTCGGTGAATGAGGATGCTCGTCGCTGCGCGGGTGATCCGTTGTGCTACCACTGCCGCGCGGTGAGGCCCAACGCAGAGCTAACCGGCGCCGATAGGCGTCCGGGTTGAGCGCCGGGTTAGAAGGCACTACGGAGAAAGGAAAGAACGATGGAATGGCAACCGATTGAAACCGCACCAAAGGACGGAACTCGAATTTTGCTGTACCGCCCGCTGGCCGAAAGAACGAACGATGACCCGATAGAGATCAAGCGCGGAGTGCCACGCGACGAAGGATGCTGGGAAGAAACGATACCGCCCGGCATGGACGCGACGAACTACACAGACGGCGCTTGCAAGGCTACGCATTGGATGCCATTGCCGGAAGCCCCTAACGCCGTTTTGAGGGGTGAGCCGCTTGCGGCGAGTCCCCTCGAAAACACAGTTATGCACGGAGGTTGAGATGGAACGGGTTTTTACTGACAAGATCGTGATAGCGAAAAAGCATTACCGCTGCGACGCTAGTGAACAGTGGCGACGCGCTGGCTACACCGTTGCCGAATGCGAGACGAGCGAGCAGCGGCTGATGGTCGAGGCCGCAGAGGCTGACAAGTGGCGCATTTTGCCGGGGCAGGCTTACCGGAAAGTGACTGGGATTCACGAAGGCGATTTTTGCGCCTACAGGGCGAGGCCCGGCATGGACGCAGTGTGCAGCGACCTCGATATGTGGGACGAGTGAGGGTGCATAACGCCGAAGTAACCGGCGGGCCGCTTGCGGCACGTCCGGTTGACTGACGTGTTATGCCGCCGTGCCACCAGAACCGACTTTTACGATTGGAGAACAAAATGGCAGAACTGAAAGACCTGATTGGTAAAACGCTGACCAAGGCGGAGCAAGTTGGCGATGATGAGATTGTTTTCATCACCAGCGAAGGCAAGCGGTACAAGCTCTACCACTCGCAAGACTGCTGCGAGTCGGTGACGGTGGAGGACATCGTGGGCGACCTGGCCGACTTGGTTGGCGAGCCGATCCTTGTGGCCGAAGAAGCCACCAGCGACAAAAACCCGGACGGCGTTACGAAGGAAGACCAAGACAGATTCACTTGGACGTTCTACAAGTTCGCCACACGCAAGGGCTACGTGGACATTCGCTGGTACGGCGAAAGTAACGGCTACTACAGCGAGAGCGTGGATTTTGAAGAGGCATAACGTGGAGCTAACCGGCACCGAACAGCGCGCCGGGAAGCTCGATTAAATGCACTGCGGATGCCCGCTGTTTGGTGTCCGCGTTCAGCGCAGGGTTATGCATCAACTTTGATCGGAGAGAAGAGATGAGCAGAGCAGATTACCGCAGGCCCGCCGACTACCAGATTCGACAGGTAGCGAAGTGCGCCGCGTGCGGAGCGGAAAGCGAATACATGAACGACCAGCAAGTCGATGGCGGTCGGTGCGCGTGCGGCGGAACGCTGCGAGTGATTGGCGAGAGCTACCCGGCAAGCTCCAACGATTGGGACGAAGAGCGCGATTCGCAGGACGGCGAGTGGCACCGCCGGTATTGATGCATAACGTGTAGGTAAGCGGCCGTGAGCGGCCTTATTGCGAACGGTCCGCTTGACCGTAGGGTTGTGCGTCTTGGTAAGGATGACAAATGGAACACACGAAAGAACCGTGGGAATGGTCGGAGCACCAATTCAACGCGCCGCCGTTCGAGGGTACGCTTGACCACGAATGCGGTATTTACCCACCAGACGGCGAGTGCGGCCCTGTGGCGATAGCCAGCGGTAAGAACGACGCACGGCGCATCGTGGCCTGCGTGAATGCTTGTGCCGGAGTGACGACCGAAGAACTTGAGCAAGGCGGGTTTGTGGTTGGACTGGTTGAGCGACTCGAAGAGGCACCGCGCTGGCGCGACGTTGTTGATGAACTGCCAAAAGAGGCACAAGAGGTTTTGTTTGTCCGCGCCGGCAAGACTGTTCACGGCGCTTGGATAGGTGGGATTTTCTGGCACAGCAACCAGAAGATGGCCGCCGCAACTTGGATGCCACTTCCCGCCCCGCCAAAAGTCAGCGCTGGTGACGCGGCGGCAGAGACGCACAACGTGGAGCTGAGGGGCGCGGAGCCGGCATCATCGGCGGAGCGTCCCTCTCAAGCGCCGGGTTCGGCGGCTGCCGACAACGAAGCGCCGTAGTACCAGCGCCGACTTTTGAGAGGACTAGAAATGGAAACAACCTGGACACGAAGAAGCATGTGCATGAACGTTGACGGATTCCTGCGGAACAACAAGTTCCCGAGTGACTTTGGCATCTTCCAGAAGGACGACGGCACGCCACTGAAGCCAGAAGAGGCGCTGACGTACCTGCACACTGAGAAGGCAAAGGGCCACAAGGTTATCCCGTGCAGCGGTAGCTGCGGAAACCCGTGCAAGAACGCCGACAAGGGTTGCACCGGCTTTGACTACAGCGGCGGCGGATGCCCAGGCTACAAGGTTCCGCCCGAGACGCCGAACGTGAAGTAGACCGCCTAAAAGATGTAAAACAACCCGTCATCTACCCCGCAACCCCCAGCTACGCCAGTCGTATCGGGCCTGTGGATGAATAACGAGGGAGGAAAAGCGCCTTGTTTTCTGATTCATTTTCACCTGTGATGCCGCCCCATTCCATCGAGGCCGAGCAATCCCTGATCGGCGGCCTGTTGCTGGACAACACGGCCTGGGACCGCATCGCCGACATGGTGACGGAGAGAGACTTCTACCGCGACGACCATCGCCGGATTTTCCGACATATCTCTTTAATTGCCGGCGGTGGTCAGCATCTCGACGTTGTGACGGTCTACGCCTCAATCACCAAGGCGGCTGAAGTCGAGCAGACCGGCGGCCTCGCCTATCTGGGAGAAATTGCCAACGCCACGCCCTCGGCGGCCAACATTCGCCGCTATGCCGAGATCGTCGTCGAGCAGGCGGCATTGAGGCGGCTGATGGAGATTGGCTACTCGCTAGTAAATCGTTGCTCTCTGCCTGGCAGAGATTCGTCGGCGGCGATCATCTCCCAGATCGAGGGGGCATTGGCGGTGGCGGGCGACGACGGCGGCGGCGAAGAACCGGCCTTGCTGGCCGATGTGTTTGGCGAGGCGCTCCAATACATCGACACGCGGATCGCCCGGCGCGGGCTGATGACCGGCGTCGAGGATTTCGACGCGCTGACATGCGGGCTTGATCCTGGTCAATTGGTCGTCTTGGCCGCCAGGCCCTCGGTCGGGAAGACGGCGCTTGCCTGCCAAATCGCTGACTACTTGGCTTGCGCCGGTAAAGCGGTCCTGTTCCACAGCCTGGAAATGGGCCGCGAGCAGATCGGCATGCGGTTGATGGCCTCGAGGTCGTCTGTCAGCGTGCATTCCATGCGCGCCGGAGCCGTCCCGGCGTGGGGCTGGTCAAGGCTGGCGGATTCGGTCCCTGCTGCGGCCGGACAGCGCGTCTGGATTGACGACAAGCCGGCCGTGTCGGTGGCGCATGTCCGTGGCCGGGCGCGGCGATTGCAGCGGATGCACGGCCTCGACCTCGTCATCATCGATCACTTGGGCTTGATGGGCGGCGGACGCGGTGATTCTCGGGCGAGAGAGGTCGGGAGCATTACCAACGCCCTCAAGGCGCTGGCCAAGGAGCTCCGCGTGCCCATCTTGCTGCTGGTCCAGCTCAATCGAGCGAGCGAGACACGGACTGACAAGCGCCCGATCCTGTCTGATCTGCGGGACTCTGGCGAGATCGAGCAGGATGCCGACATCGTGGCCATGCTGCATCGGGAGGCCCTTTACAATCAGGCCCCGTGGTGCCAAGGATTCGCCGAATTGCTGGTCCGCAAGCATCGAGACGGCCCGCTGGGTGACGTGTTGCTGCGCTTCGGCGGCGCGTCGATGTCGTTCGGGACGTGGGAGGGCGACAGCCCCCGCCCCGAGAACGGCGGATGGGTGCCTAAGCGGTTCCGGGACTGATGAGCCCGGAGGATGAGGCAGAGCTGCGGCTGCGGCTGCAATTGGCGGTCCAGGGACTGGACCCCACCCGGGAAACGGAATGCGCCGGGAAATTCCCGCATGCGAGCCATTCGGCCGCCCATCACTCGATGCGGGGCATGCAGCGTGGCCGCGTCACGGCCTACCGCTGCCACCATTGTGGCGCGTGGCATGTTGGCAGTCAGACGATGCCGTCGGCGCAGCGAAAACGGCCCAGGATGCGACAGGTCGACGAGGATTGAGGCACGGGCCACCGAGGCGAGCAAAGCGCAGCAGTGGCCCGCTTCCCAGGCTACAGGATGAGCCGAAGTTGTTCTCGGATCGATCGCCGCCACGTCGCCGGGCGATGTGACGCCAAGAGCCAGACCTCGGCACCGTTGCCGAGGGCGATCAAGTACGCCTTGATCCAAGTGATCGCGGCATGATTGTAGTCGGCGGTCATGGTTGCGTCGCCTTGGCGATTGCGGCGCGGGCGGCATCAAATTGAGCAATGCGCGGATCGTCGATTCGGACGCCGACGACGTCCAAGAGGCCAGCAAGAGCTGCCAGCAAATCCGGTGCCGCCGAAATCAGGCGGGCATCCTCAATGCGATGCCCGGTGTTGGCGGGGCATTCGGCGACCAAGACCCCGCCACCATCAGCAGTGCGAGCGGTACGGACTAGATTGCTGACGGCCTCCCATGGCTCGGGTGTGTGGGTGATGTTGGACATGGTCATAGCTCCTCTGGTAGGTCGGCCGGGATATCGACAATCACTCGGTATCCGAGTTTTTTGATGATCTCGATGTTGCGCGAGGTCAGTGTGCTCTCGCCGGCGATCTCGGCAAAAAGACCAGCGATCGGGCAGGCCGGGAAAATGCGCCTTTTGCCCCACTGGACGCGCAGGAAAACGTGGATTTCTGGCATGGTCTCAGTCTCAGGACTCAAATGCGGTGCAAACTGGGCCGCATTTGCTGGTTTTGCAGTCGTGCGCGCGGATGGCGCGGATTTGCTTGGCCTCCATCTCACGGCGCCGAGTCGATGACCAGACAACCGGTGCCGCGCCGAGCGTCAACTCGTCGCAGCGCGCGCAGCCTGATCCGTAGGGCTGGCGCTTACCAAAGACCGGTCCGTTACCATTGTTGCAGGTGTGCTTTGTGGCCATGGCTATCTCCTCAGGCTAGCGCAGGATGGCAAATATCGGCCGGATGCGCCGGGCCGACGAAATCAGCCACCAGCCGTCGCTCGACCGCCCACATCGATTGTTCTGCGCCGGCGAAATCAGGGGCGAGGATCGGCTCGGCCGCGTGCATCAGGGACGCGACGTAGGCCATCGAGTCGGCTTCGTCGGTCATGCCCAGGCCGCGTGCCTGGCCAGCACGCTCCAGCAGCATGCGAGCGGTAATGCCGTGCCAGATGTCGGTCGGGCGGCCGTTGTTGATGTAGCTCATGATTGCTCCCCATCAATGATGGAGCGCAGCGTGGCGAGATTCCCGGCAAAAACGCCGCGCTCCATCTCGTAATAGTTGGCGCCCTCGTGCAAGACATCGATCAACCGATCCATCATCTCGTCCTCGCGGAGTCTGCCCGCCTCGTCATCTCCAAGGTACTCAGCGGTAATGGCGCGGAGCGCGTCGTAATCCATACTCTTGAGTTCGTCGCGCAGCTCGTCGCACTCGACTTGCGTGGCGTTGTAGCCGGCAACATAGTCGATCCACCACTTGGCCGCATCTGCGTCGTCGGCGTAATACGTGGCTCCGGCCGCCAGTGCGGCGCGCTGCATGTCGCTCTCGCAGTCATCCTTGTCGTCCTGGACTCGATGCACGTTGCCGCATCCGGTGATGTCCATGCTGCCGAGTATGTCCTGCTCGCAGTGGCATCCGCTGGCGCTGTCGATGATCGATAGCGCTGCCGTTTGCGGCTTGCCGTTGCTGTCGATGTAGTAGATGGTTGTGTCAGACATTTTGACTCCCTGCCTCTGATCCCGCGAGGCGCCGGTTGCGCGTGGTGCGCCGTATTGACGATGCCAGTATAGGCCGCGTATACGCGCCGTCTAATGAGTTTTAACTATCAAGACAGGCCAATCAATAGCTTCATTCAACTGGAACGGCCTCAATCTGCCTAAAAAATAGTCAGCAGAATCGTGTAGTTGCAGCAAACACAAGGCATACACCAATTTATCAAATCTACTAGCTTGTGGATAACTGCTGCCTAAAAAATAGGCAACGCCTCCGAAACCATTGCAGCGCAAGGCTTTGGCCTACACGCCGCCAATAGGCGGCTCCAAGGCAAAAAGCCCGCAAATACGTTGTCAAGAACTATTTGCCTGTGGATAGAAAAACGTAGATCGCCACAGCACAAGGCTTTCAAGGAAGCGCGCTGCCTAAAAAATAGGCAACACGCCATCCGGACCAGAATCCAGCCGTACCATCAAAAACACCCCGCCGACTCCCCCGCGCGCCCCCGGTGTTTTTGACTTTGCTTGGTCTTGACTTGCTTGGTCTTGTCTTTGACCTCCGTCCAGTCAACTACAACTCGCCCCAGGCGCGGCGCCTCAAAGCCGCAAGCGCCCCGCTCCGCAGCAGGTCTTGACTTGGTAGTGATCGCTGACTACCATCTGCGCCATGGCAAATACCCACGTCTTAGGCGTCAGTGGATCAGTCCAAAATCCTCGCAGACAGGCCATCTGTGAGGACGCCGTAGTCAGCATCCTCGACGGCCAGACGATGGCAGACATCGCAGCACGACACAACGTAGGACGATCTACCCTCGCCCTATGGCTCGCAAATATGGACGGGTATGAGCAACTGCGCCAGGTCTGGTGTGACGCTCAGCTCGCCGATGCCCAGCAAATGCTCATGGATGCGCCTGACCAGTTGGAGCTAGCACGTGCGCGGGAGCTGCTCAGGTCGGCCCAATGGATTGCCGAGCGTCGAGACGCCAGGTACAGACCCAAGCAAGAGGTCCAGCAGGACACGACGATCACGGTCGTGCTCGATCCTGGGGCAGGCCGCGTGATTGATCAGAGTTACCCACAGGCCGAGCGCGTGCCCGATGGCGCCGACCCACTAGATGTAGTACCCATGGCAGAGTTGCCCAATAAATAGGCAGGTCATGCGCCGTGCAATGCGGCGTAAGTGCATGATGTATAAGTGTTGGTGCACTGCATGAGTCGCATAATGTCCATTATGTAAAATCGATAGTTATACACAATCTGTGCACATGGGTCGGCGCGTCGTGGGTTAGTGCTCACTTCGCATGTGAGCGCCCACTGACCAAGGTACCGGGGTACCGGGGG